TTGGGCTGATCAGCACGCCAACCCTGAAAGGGTTTAGCCGAATCGAGAAGTGGTTTGAGCTGTCGGATCAGCGGCGGTATTTCGTGCCCTGCCCGCACTGTGACCACTACCAGGTGCTGCGGTGGACGCAGATGAAGTGGGAGAAGGATGCCGACGGCAACGGGCTGCCGGAAACGGCGGCCTACGAATGCGAGAACTGCCAGCAGCTGATCCTGCACAGCAAGAAGCGGTGGATGGTGGAGCGGGGTGAGTGGCGGGCCACAGCGGAAAGCAAGCGGCCTGGGCTGGCGGGATTCCATATCTGGGCGGCCTACAGCTACAGCCCGAACGCCAGCTGGGCCCAGCTGGTTCAGGAGTTCTTGGAGGTGAAGAGCGACCGCACGCAGCTGCAGACCTTCGTCAACACGCTGCTGGGAGAGACATTCGAGGATGACTACGCCGCTGCTCTGAGCGCCACAGGGCTGGCTGCACGCCGCGAGGAATACCCACCGGGGCACTGCCCTGCTGGCGTGTTGCTGCTGACTGCTGGCGTGGACGTACAGGACAACCGTTTAGCGGTGAGCGTGTGGGGCTGGGGCGCCGGTGAAGAGGCGTGGCTGGTGTGGCACCAAGAGATCATGGGCGACCCTACGCAGTCCGAGGTATGGGATCAGCTCGATGCCGTGCTGGACACTACCTGGCCTGTGGAGGGTGGCGGAGAGCTCAGGCTGGCGCAAGTGGCGATCGACTCAGGCGGCCACGCAACCCATGAGGTGTACCAGTACGCCAGGGAGCGGCGAGATCGATACGTGGTGGCGATCAAGGGCAGCAGCCGCCGCAGTCAGCAGCCCGTCAACAAGGGGACGCCGCAGGATGTGAACTGGAAGGGCAAGACAATCAAGCGCGGCGTGGTGCTGTATCAAGTGGGCACCGACACGGTGAAGACCACGCTGTTTGGCCGGCTGCGGCACAACAAGCCAGGGCCTGGCTATGTGCACTTCGGCTTATCGGGTGATGACGAATGGTGCAGCCAAGTGACCAGCGAAAAGCAGCAGCTGCGCTACGTGAAGGGATTCCCGGTGCGCGAATGGGTCAAGAGTCCGAGCGCACGGAATGAGGCGCTGGATTGCATGGTGTACGCCTATGCGGCGCTGCAGCTGGCGTCGAGGCGCTATGCGAAGGCGAGCATGTGGGAGAAGCTGGCCGCGCAGCTGCAGGCAGCAAGGGATCTGGCGGCGTCAGTAGCCTTAGACCAGCAGCCCACCCCGCGCCGGGCACGATCATTCAAAGTGATATGACCCAGCCGGCCGAGCTCTACCAAGGTGATCTGACCAGCTGGATTGAGCTGCGCGTCCACCCCGACGCCACTGCCGTTCGCGTGTGGTTTCGCGCTGCAGCAGCTGGCGCCGGTATCGAGGCAGTGGCCACCGACACTGACGACGGCTGGAAGGTGGAGCTGAGCGCCGCCACGACGGCCACCATGGCAGCCGGCAGCTGGGAGCTGCAGATTGTCAGCACCGTCAACGGCGCACCGCTCACTACTGGCCGCGGCAGCCTGACCGTCCGCAAGAGCCTGGCCTTCAGTGGCACCCCGGGCGCGTTCGATGATCGCAGCCAGGCGCAGAAAGACCTAGAGGCGGTTGAAGAGGCGATCCGCGCCTTGGCCACGGGTGCGGTTGAGTATCAGATCGGCTCTTTAGGCTCCGGCGGCAGGAAAGTTCGCCGGGTGGACCTGCCCGATCTAATCATGTGGCGCGACCGCCTCAAGGCCGAGGTCGCCCGCGAAAAACGCGCCGAGATGATCGCGCAGGGCCTCGGCGATCCGCGCCGGCTCTATGTGCGGTTTCAGGGGGTGAGCTGATGGGTGTTCGATCCTGGCTGCAGCGGCAGATCCTGACCACTCGCCACGGCCGGCAGCAGGGCCAGCGGATGTTCGAGGGGGCCCGGCGCAACCGGCTGCTCCACGACCTGGTGGCGCCTACCACCTCCGCTGATGCCGAGCTGCGCGTCAGCCTGGCGGTGCTGCGCGACCGCTGCCATCAGCTGGTCAGGGACAACCCCTACGCCCGCCAAGCCAAGCGGACCACGCAGATCAACGTGGTGGGGCCTCGTGGGATCCAGATGCAGGGGCAGGTGATGAAGGCGAACGGCACGGAAAAGGACGTGCGCCGGAATCGGCTGCTGGAGGAAGCATGGCGCCGCTGGTGCCGGCCAGACACTTGCGACGTGGCGGGCCGGCTGTCGTTTCACGGCTTCGAGATGATGGTGGCCGGCAGCCTGCCGGAGTCGGGCGAATGCCTGATCAGGATCGTGCGGCAGCCGATGGGGCAGGGCCGCACCCCGCTGGCGCTGGAGCTGATCGAGGCGCACCAGCTCGATGAGGACAAGTCTGGTGTTTCAGATCGCGCCGGCCACGAATGGCGGCTGGGTGTCGAGATCAACCAATGGGGCCGCCCGACCCGGTACGCCATCCTGACCCGCCACCCTGGCGATGTGGAGCTGGGCCTGAACCGCCGTGGCGTAGAGCGGAAGCACGTCCTAGTGCCGGCGGCGGACATGATCCATGTGTTCCTGCCGGAGCGGATCGGGCAGAACCGTGGCGTGCCGTGGTTGGCCAGTGTGATCACGACGGTCCACAATCTCGGAAAATACGAGGAAGCTCATTGGACCCGAAAAAGAGTTCAGGCAGCCAGCCTCGGATGGATCCGCACCCCAGACGGTGAGCTGCAGGGTGATGAGGTCCAGAACGGACAGCAGCTGTTCAACACTGAGCCCGGTAGCTGGAACATCCTTGACCCTGGCCAGGAGCCGGTGGCGCCAGACTTCGGGCCGGATGATGGTCAATATGACAATGTGGTGAGGAATCTCACCCGGCGGTTTGCTGCTGGGTTCGGGTGTTCGTATGAGACCCTGAGCCGCGACTTCAGCCAGACCAACTACAGCAGCAGCCGGCTATCAATCCTTGAAGATCGCGATCACTGGCGAGTTGTTCAATCGGTGCTGATTCAGCACCTGCACCAACGTGTCTTTGAGGAATGGCTACGGGCTGCGATGCTGGCGGGTGAATTACCTTCGCCTGCGTTCAACGATTACTGGACGAAACCGGAGAGATACAACGCCCCAAGATGGCAGGCTAGAAGTTATTCGTGGGTTGATCCACAAAAAGAGATGAAGGCGTTAGAACTTGCTCGCCAATTAATGTTGCAATCTCACAGTGAGCAAATAGCTGAGTACACGGGCGAGCAGCTGGAAATGGTGCTCGCGCAGATCGCCCGCGAAAACCAGCTGAAGGAGTCGCTGGGCCTGATGCCCACCGTGGAGGAAGTCGAGGCACCGGCAGAACCCGAGCCGGACGAGCCGGACGACGAAGACGAGGAGCTCCAACCCCGGCGGCCATAGCGGCTGCAGAACCGGAAGCTCAGCGCTAGGATAGGTGTGCCCCGGCGCTGTGTCACCAGCCCGAGGCGTGACCAACCTGAACGGACAGGCTGATGGCATCAGTATCGCAAAACGGCCGGCGCAAGCCAAGGCCGTGGACAGCACAGGATCAGATCCTCGCGGAAGTGGCGGCGGCATGTGGGGTGAGCTACAGGGAGATTGGGCGGGTGCTGGGGTTTTCAGACACGTCTGTCGCAAGAAGGCTCATTCCGGCTGTCGCGGAAAAACAGCGCGAGAGTCAAAGACGTTTCTACGAGCGGAACCCTGACAAGCTTCTTGAGTTTCGCGAATACTCTCGTCGCTGGCATACTGCCAATCGTGACAAAATCCGGCCCCGCGCACGCCGATGGCAAATAGAGAATGCAGATAAAGTGATTGAGCACGCCCGCACATACAGACAGGCGAATCCTGATAAGGCGACTAAAAGCCGCCGCCGCTGGGATGCCGCAAACCCCGGAAAAAACCGCGAAAGGGCCCGCCGCCGCCGCGACTGGAAACGCTCCGCCCGTCGCCGCGCCTTGCGTCCGGTCACCCTTCATCAGATCGACGCCCGGTTCGCTCTATGGCAGGACCGCTGTGCATTTTGTGGTGTGCCCGCCACGGATCCGCGCAACCACGGGATTGAACGCCTTACTGTCGAGCATGTGCTAGCACTCACCAAGGGCGGCCTAGATGAGGCCGAAAACATCATCCCGGCGTGCTCCACCTGCAACTCCAGCAAGCACAACTCACCCATCGAAGACTGGTATCGGCAGCAGGAATGGTTCACGGATGCTCGCTGGGCCAAGATCCGCAAGCACTGCCCCGCCGCCGTGGTGGGGCAGCTCCCGCTGGGGCTGGCGGCGTAGGCCGTTCGTAGCCTGAGGCCAGCGACTATCCGGCTTTGGATCTCACGAAACTCAAAGGCCCTCAGCGGCGAGAGCTGCCGATGGGTCTCCGCGTCGAAGAAAAGACCGACGAAACTCTCACCTTCAGCTTCAGCTCTGAGGCTCCCGTCGACCGCTGGTTTGGCCGCGAGATCCTGGTGCACGAGGAAGGATCCGTAGACCTGGGCCGGATGAACGACGGCGGCGTCTATCTGTGGAACCACAACCGGGACGTGGTGCTGGGCGTCGCGGAAAAGGCCTGGCTCGGCGACGATCGCCGGCTCTACTCCACCGTTCGCTGGTCGCCCAACACCCTGGAGAAGGGCAGCGAGGAATACAAGCGCCGGCAGGATGTGGAAGCTGGCATCGTGCGCAACGTCTCGTTCGCGTACGAAATCAACAAGATCGACGAACGCGCCGACGGTTTTTACGTGACCGAATGGAACGTGCTGGAGGTCTCCAGTGTCAGCGTTCCCGCCGATCAGACCGTAGGCCTGGGCCGCGCCATGGATGAGCCGGCGGCTGAGCCTGAGCCTACTGCTGAGCCCACCCCGGAGCCCTCCGCACCGGCAGAGCCGACCGTGACGATTGACCCCGAGTTGGTCAAGTCTGCCGTTAGCAAGGCCCTCCATAGCCTGACAGCACAGGCCGCCGAGCGGACTGACACCCCTGTTCAGACTCTCATGACCACTGAAACGATCAACGTGGAGGAGGTGGCGCAATCCGCTCGCATTGCTGAGCGTGAGCGCGTCGCGTCCATCAAATCAATGTGCGACCAGTTCCAGCTTTCCGAGCTGGCCGAGAAACTCATCAACGACGACGCCTCTATCGATGCCGCCCGTGCGGTGGTGATGGAACAGATCGGCATGCGCAAGGTTTCCTTTGAGGGCCGCGTGCACGATGCCGGCGGCGCTGAGCTGGGCCTGAGCAAGCGTGAGGTGAAGCGCTACAGCTTCCTGCGCGTCGCTCAGTACCTGGCCGACCCCAACCCTCGCACTGCTGAGGCCGCCGGCTTTGAGCTGGAGGTGGCCCGTGCCGCCCAGGCCAAGCACAGCCGCAGCGCCAACGGCGTGCTGATCCCCTGGGAAGTGCTGGGCTCCAGCCGCGCTGCTGAGACCCCCGGCCAGGTGGTCGGCACCTTCGGCGATGGCGGCGCACTGGTCGGCACCGATCGGCTCGATGCGCAGTTCATAGATCTCATTAGAAATCGTTCCGCCTTCCTGAACAGCGGCCTCACCATGCTCTCCGGCCTGGAGGGCAACGTTGAGATCCCCAAAAAGCTCAGCTCCAGCCAGTATTACTTTGTCGGCGAGAACGCTGAGGTTGCCAACAGCAAGCTCACCTTCGGCCTGGTGAACATGATCCCCCGGACCATCGGCGTTCGCGTGCCGATCAGCCGCCGGATGATGATCCAGAGCTCCCCCGACGTGGAGAACCTGGTGCGGATCGACATGGCCGAGTCCGTGGCCTTGGGCATGGACTACACCATCGGCTACGGCACCGGCTCCAACGGCCAGCCGCTGGGCATCATCAACACCACCGGCATTGGCTCGGTGACCTTCGCTGGTGGCACTGCTAAGGACTTCCCCGCCAGCCTCGGCGGTGGCTCTGCCCTGAACTGCGGTGACTGGGGCGACTACGTGGACCTGGAAACCGAACTGGCGATCGACAACCTCGACGCCGGCTCAATGCGCTACATCGGCAACAGCGTGGTGCGCGGCGCCCTGAAGCAGACCCTGAGGGCATCCTCGGCTGGCTCTGACTACATAATGACCGATGCCGGCACTGTGAACGGTTACCAGTTCACCGTGTCCAACCAGATGCAGCAGAACGATGTTCTGTTCGGCAACTTCGCCGATTGCGTGGTGGGCATGTGGAGCGGCCTGGATGTGGTGGTTGACCCCTACACCCAGAGCGCCAGCGGCCAGGTGATCCTGACCGTGCATCAGGACTTCGACGTAGCAGTGCGTCGCGCTCAGTCGTTCGCTCTGGGCACCTGATTATGAGGCTGCAGATTCTCTCGAACTGCAGAGCAGACGGTCGCCACCTCGCCATGGGTGAGGTGGCTGACCTTCCTCAAGGCCCAGCTAACGAGCTGCTGGCGCTGGGCATGGCGTCGATTGCGCCAGAGCCCGAGCCAGAGCCCGAACTTGAGCCCGCCCCGGCCTGTCCACCCAAGCCGCGGCGCTCTGCAAAAACTTCCACCCCTGACCCCACCCCCACCCCGGAGGATTGATCCATGGCCATTCAGCAACGCAACCTGGAGCAGCTCCAGGCCTTCAGCATCCGCACTCCCGCGACCCTCAGCTCCAACAGCGACACCACCGGCGTTGATCTGTCGGGCATCGATGGTGACGCCCTGTTCATCCTGAGCGCCGGCACCAGTTCGACGGGAACCATCAACGCCAAGCTGCAGCACTCGCTGACCGTCGGCGGCACTTATGACGACGTGCCCAACGGCGCGTTCGCTCAGCTGACCGCTGCTGCCAGCACCCAGAAAGTGGCGGTTGCCCGCGAGGAACTGCGCCCCTTCCTGCGCATCTCCTTCTCCGGCCTGGCATCCTCCTACTCGGCTGCCGTGAGCTGTGTGGCAGTCGGCGGCGCCCGTTACGCGGTCTGACCATGATCCAGGAAATCCCCGATGATTTCCTACTGGCTGACTTCGGCTCCAGCGTCACTGCTGGGGCCGTTGTTGGTTTGGGGTTTATGGACCGCGCCAGCCAGATCATTATGAATGACAACGTGGTGACGGTGGACTATGCGCTGACCGTCAGGACCGATCAGTTCGGCGGTTTGCAGTATGGCGACCAAGTGCAGCACGAAGGCCTGACGTACAAGCTGCAGCATGAGCCGTTGCGGCAGGCTGATGGCCGGTTCTGCGTGATGGTGCTGGAGCTAGTGCAGGAGGTCGTCACCTCCCTGGCGACGCTGAGCGGCCTGCGGATCACGACTCTGGATAACAAGCAACTCCGTATTCTGTAGGCATGGCTGAAACCACGATTACAGGACTGCCGAACGCCACGACCCCGCTCGATGGAACCGAGCGGGTGCCGATGGATCAGGCCGGCACCACGGTGGACGCCAGCACCCAGGCGATTGCGAATCTGGCGCTAGCTAATGCCTCTGCGGCCCGTACGGCACTAGGCCTGGCCACCACCGATTCTCCCACCTTTGCCGGCCTCACGATCACCGGCACGGCGCCGGTCGTCATCCCGCACATCCACGGCAGCATTGCCGGGAACTTTTACGTTCACGTCAAAAACACCAGCGGCGGTGAGCTAACAGCAGGCACAGCGGTCTATGCGACCGGCAGCGTGGGCAACACCGATCGGATCACGGTGGCGGCCTGCGACCCGACCGATCCGCTCAAAATGCCAGCGATCGGCGTGATGGAGACCACCTTGGCCCAGAACGGCGATGGCGATGCCGTGATCCTGGGCGAGCTAAGGCCGTTCAATTCCAACAGTTATCAGCTGGGCGATCAGCTCTATGTCGGCGCTGGTGGCGCCATGGTGGCGACGATCCCGGCATCTGGCGAGGTGCAGCAGGTCGGCAGCGTAGTGAGGGTGAACGTCAACACCGGGACCATCCTGG